AAAAAAAATAGGAGGACAATAAAATGGCAGTAGACATGTTAGAAAGTCAGGGAACAAAATTGGAAATGTCAGGGGCCGCTTCCGACACCCCTATAACCGCAATGACGGCAACAGTAGGGTATCCGACCCTGTTAACATCGGCTTCGCACGGATTGTCAAATGGGGACGTTGGCACGCTGTCCGCTTTTGCCGGCGCTTCAGCAGCCTTGATGAACAGTGAAAAGGTAGTTGTAAAATACGCATCAACCGACACGTTTTCTGTTGATATTGATACCACCGGTGGAACACTCACGGGAGCAAATGGGACTATCACCCCGGAGACATACACGGAAATATGCTCAATCCTGGACTGGGATCTTGCGGGCGATACTCACAACATGATTGCTTTTACCGCACTTGGATCGACGAGGGCCGAAGAAAAGCCGGGCATACCGCGTGGAAGTGCAATGACATTCAATGTCAACTGGACTTCTGATGACTCTGGGCTTCTGGCAGCTGAAGTTGCACGGGCTGCAAAGTCGCTTAGAACTTTCAAGCTGACTTATTCCGATGATGCTGTTCATACTTTCACTGGCTATGTTGTCGGCCTCAACGATTCAGGTGGAGAAGACGACAAAGTGAACGGGTCGATCACAATCCATAGAGTGGGGGCGCTGGCGTTGACATGATAACTGGAATGAAGATTACGACAATCAATACTGGCCAGTACTATCTCCGGTATCCGTGGTCGGTGCTAGCTGAGATATCGGAGAAGTACGGCGACAATCCGAACCTGTTTGAACCCGAAACAGTGGCTTTTGTTGGTTCGGCTGGCCTGCGGGAACGGCACCCAGAGATGACACCTGAGAAGATTATGGAGTTATCGCCCCCCCTGATACCATTTGCCAACGATGTACAACAGGCTTTGCAATGGGCGTACTTCGGGGATCAGGGGGTGCCGGAAGATGGGGACGTAAAAAAAAAGCGGACCCTGACTGGATGGCTCAGGCGTATCGGGCGGCGGTTGTCGCGGGGATAAGTCCAATAGAGTTTTGGCAGTTGACCCCTTACCAAACGAGAATCGCAATGGAAGCTATCCTTGAACGGTCGGACAAACAGGCCTGGATGATAGCGGCATTTACACGTGCAAAGAAGCTCCCGAAGTTCGAGAAATTGAGCCGGGGTAAGAAGAAAGTGAAGGACGGTCTGGAATTGAAGAGGGCACTTGAGGCAACGGCAATGAAAGAGACGAGGAAATAACAAATTAAAGGGAAGGGAGAAGATTATGACTGAGAATGAAGCAAGAACAAAGAGGTGTCCAAGTTTTCGCTCGATGGAGGTTTTTTGTATTGCCTCAGAGTGTATGGCGTGGAGATGGAATGAACCGATTCCTAACGAGAAAGTAGCTATTGTGGGAACGGGTCAACCAGTTGGGGATAATTGGGAAATTGAACATGAAGCGGTTATTGAGTGTGGGCCTAGAAAGGGACAGGGTGTGACAGGTTGGATTAGGTTTTTCCCAGAGGAACGAACTGGCCGTTGTGGTTTGGCAGGGCAAAAATGAAGCATTTTATAACACGAGGAAGAAATAATGGCGGGTAAAGCCTTAATCGGATCAATGAGGGCAGACCTAAGTGCTGGTCATGCGGCTTTTGGGCGGGATATGGGGAAGGCCCGGAAGCATGTACAGACCAATGCCAAGGGGATGTCTGCTGCCATGACCAAGGTTGGCAAGAAATTCACCGAGGCCGCGACTGCCCTAAACAGATACGCCAAGTATGCTATGGCCGCCGCTATTGCCGCCTCAGTTGTATTCATTAAGAAACAAATCGACATTGCAGACAAGATGTCAAAGCTGGCACAGGCCACGGGTACAACCACAGAATACCTATCCTCTATGGCCCTGGTTGCCTCTCAGGGCGGGACAACCCTTGAAGCCGTGGCAAAGGGCGTTAAGAAACTCTCTCAGAATATGGACGACGTGCGGAGGGGAACAGGTGAGGCAAGAGAAGCCTTCGAGGATCTGGATATCGAAGTCACGGACAGTGACAAGGTACTCCGAAAATCAGATCAGGTTATGCTTGATATTGCCGACCGATTCAAAGGCATGGAAGACGGGGCCGAAAAGACAGCCTATGCCATGGCGATATTCGGCAGGGCCGGGGGCGAGCTTATCCCGATGCTGAACGGTGGCCGGGAGGGGATCGAACAACTCCAGAAGAAAGCCGAAGAGATGGGGCTTGTAATTTCCACCAAGACCGCTCTTGAGGCCGCATACCTCAACGACCAGCTTGATATCATGACGAAGACCGTACAGGGAACGGGGCGCAGCATGGCTCTTGACCTTATCCCCTGGCTCAATGAAACCCTTGCCGTAATGAAGCTGGCAAAAGAGGAATCTGGAACCCTGATGTCTGCATGGGTTGGACTTGACGCTGTGGGCGCTGCGGTATTTGGAAAATCGCTACAACAGCAAATCAACGAAACGGAAAAAGACCTGGAGCGTCTCAATAAAATAGCCAGCGAGGGGGCTAATTGGGCGGGAGGCAAGCCGTCGGGATGGGAGAGGAAACTGATCCAGTCAATCGAGGAAGTAGAGGGTGAGCTGGCAGACCTAACCGCACAGAAAGACGCTGAAGAGAAGGCCGACCAAGATAGAATGGAAGCCTCCATAAAACGGATGCGGGAGGAAGCCGAGCAGAAAAGGAAGAACACAGAGCTTATCAGGGAGCAGGCACAGGCCAAGATTGATGCATCAACAGCCGAGAAGAAGGCGATACAGGAAGTGAAGACTGCGCAGGAAGCCGGATGGGCTGCTGATATTGCTACCTATGAAGCAATCCAACAGATGATGGCCGACATCGACGAAGGTGTAAGATTATCTAAAGAGGGACTTGAAGGCCTGGCGGATACGACAGAGGAAAAGTCGAATGACATGGAACAAGCCTTTGCCGGATGGGGAAACTCCTTTTCCTCGACCCTGAACGATATGCTGTGGGGATCAGAGGTGACATTTGAATCCATCGCGGAATCGTTTGCAAAGATGGTCACTCAGATGATGATCCAGAAACATCTTGTAGAGGGGCTATTTGGCGGAGATGGCGGCGGTGGCTGGTTTGGGGTTGCACTGAAGGCGATAGGGGGGATTGCCGGTGGTGGTGTGTCAGGTCCATCTCATGTAGGTGCTGGCGGGACGACTGCCTTTGGGTTGGCTCAGGGTGGTGTCTTAGAGGGTGGCAACGTTCTCCCCTTCGCGAAAGGCGGAGTTGTTTCACTTCCGACAGTCTTTCCGATGGCTCAAGGCGCCGGATTGATGGGGGAGGCTGGCCCTGAAGCGGTCATGCCTCTTAAACGTACAAGTTCCGGCGATCTTGGAGTTGTCTCCAGTGGCGAGGGTGGGGGAACAACGATAATTATCAATGCGATTGATTCCAAGTCCTTTGCCGAGGTCGTCAAGCGGAATCCGGGGTCAATCGTAACTGTGATAAATGATGCCCTTGAGGGTCGCACAGGGCTACTTGATACAATAAGGGGTACGATCTAATGGCCACATTTCCAGAAATTGACACACAGTCACTGACCGTCGAGCCTGAGTTTAACACGCTGATTAGCGGCTTTGATGGCGGAGGAGAACAACGCAGAAGCAAACAACTCTACCCGAAATACAACGTGACTTTATCTTACGAAAAATTAGAAGTTGCTGATGTCCGGACGCTGTGGGAGTTTTACATGGCCCGCAACGGAGCGCAGGAAGCCTTCTACATTTACGATTTCACCCTGTTTCTGGAGCACAAATTCAACCACAAAAAACAGTACTGCGGGACAGGAGACGGGAGCACAGTGATCTTCGATATTCCTGGAAGGGCAACCACGTCACATACTATCTATTCGGATGCCGTGGACGTGACCACCGATACGACTATATTAGTTGGCGGGGGAACTTCGTCCAGTGACAGGGTTGAGTATGACACAGCACCCAGCGAGGGGGCGATTGTTACAGCGGACTTTACCGGATATTTAAGGATAAGGGCAAGGTTCGCAGAAGATAAGTTACCACGGGATACATTCATTGAGCAGATTTATTCTTACGGGATATCGTTGAAAGGACTGGCGCCGGCATGAGAGATTTATCATCAATGATAGAAGCCGCTCTTGCAAGCGAAGAAGGAAAAATGTTTTGGTTTCTGGAGCTGGATTTTAACACGACGCTCCGATATACCGACTGCGATGTTGACCTGTGGGGGGTTGAAAATTGTTTCAGATTGACGACAGAATCTGATGACTGGCTCGTAACGGAAAGCGGTGATCAGTTAATACTCGAGCAAGGCTACGAGAGCAACAAGTTTGAGACGATGCCATTCACGATTCCATCTGTAAATCACAGCGCCAAGTCTTCCGTTGACAATGTTGAAATTGATATCGGGAATGTTGATCTGCAAATGTCCGCTGTATTCCTGAACGAGGACATTATGAATAAGTGGGGGACGCTAAAGGTGGGCTTCTTCGATTCTGACAATCAAATTATAGACCAAACATTCAAAATCTTCGAAGGGATTGTTTCGACATGGAGACTGACCGAACTTAAAGCATTGGTAGCGTTGGTAAATGAGTTTATCTTGTGGAATAAAAAGACCCTTCGCAAGTATCAGTCCGCCTGTAGGTGGCCTTTCAAAAGCACTGAATGCGGATATACTGGAGGGGAAACATGGTGCGATCAGGGGTATGCCCGATGCACCGCTTTGGGGAATACGGACAATTTCAGCGGGTTTCGATGGCTACCGGATTTAATGGAAAAACAAATCTACTGGGGTAAAACGACGTGAAAAACTTCGGTATCTTAACGAGAAAATATATCGGCGCCAGCTTCGAGGATTATAATTGCCTTCAATTTGTCCATGACTTTTATGTTGACGCCGGGATTGAGGTGCCGAATAGCTTTAAGAAATGGAATCTTGATACATACATGGCTTACTGGGAGAAAGATCCTGAAAACGCTATCAAAGACATGATCGAACTCTTTGAGACGATAGGCGAACCGGCCGATGTCGAGCACTTGAAAAAGGGTGATCTCATCGTTGTGCAATACAAATCCGTTAAATTCCCGGCGCTCTATATTGGAGCCAATAAAGCCTTGGCAGCGTCTCAAAAAGACGGGGTTCAGACTTATACTTTAGGGGATGTATTTGTCCCGGTAATGGCGAGGAGGCTGATATGCCAGCAGTAAGTGCTTATATTGGTGCGATGACAATAGGTCAGTTCATTGGCTGGTCAATAGTTGCCTTTTCGATTGCTCAGTCGATTAGCGTTGCCGGGAAAAAGGCGCCTTCTCTTGCAGGGCAGGAGGACGCCGGGCGACTTGTCAATACCAGATCAACTACAGAGATACTCCCGATCGTTTACGGTAAAGCAAGGGTGGGCGGGAATCAGGTCTTTGCGACAACGACGGGGACGGATAACAAATATCTACATATGATAGTCGGTATGGCAGAAGGGCCAGTGAATGGTATTTATCAGGACACAGGAGTTGATCAAATCTTTCTTGATGGGGTGATTTATACCGACTCAGATTACGCAGATAATTTCTATTACGAGTTTTTTGATGGGTCCGCAACGCAGGATGTCTGCGCGACCCTAAATACTGCCTATCCCGCGTGGACAGACTGCATGAGATACACGGCATATCTCTATTGCCGATTCGAATATGATCGTGACAAGTTTTCGTCAGTCCCAGACATAACGGCCATTCTTGAGGGCAGCAAGGTCAAGAACTTCGCAACAGAGAGCGATTACGATTCCATGCCGGAGGTTTATACCGATAATCTGGCGTACTGCGTATATGATCTTCTGACTCGCCCAAGTACCCGTGGCGGGAAGGGCCTTGATCCTACCAGAATTGATTTAGCCTCCTCCCGGGATGCCTCTGATTATTATGACACCTACGGGTGGAACTGTAATATGCCTGTAAATAGGAATCAATCTATCGAGGACAATATCGCGTCCTTACTTGTAAACGGGCGGAGTGAGATTATCTATTCAGAAAATAAGTTCAAGCTGAAATTCCGGGATACGCGAGAAGAATCAGTAGTAATGCAGCTCACGGAAGATGACATTATCCAAACTGGGAGTGAGAGTACAATGGAAATAGCGCCCTCTGCAACGCTGTTTTCACGTCCTAATGCGATCAAAGCGACCTTTTACTCCGCTGAAAAGAATTACACGCAGGACGAGAAGGTTTTTCAAGATGATGATGCGTATGAAACGGAAGGCGATTACCGGGAGCTACAAATAGAATTGCTTGGGCTTGACTCTCTATCGAAAGTCATACCAATGTCTTACTATTATCTGGAGCGGGCCAGGTGGGGAAATATCGTAAGTTTGACGGCAGGGAATAAGGCCATGTCTCTGGAGCCGATGGACTTGGTAGAGATCACACACCGTATGCCCGGCTGGACGAGTGAGGCAAAACCCCTTTATAGAGTAGAATCGAGTCAAATAATGATGGATGGAAATGTCGCTCTGAATTTATTGCAGGAAGACGATGCGCTATATAACGACGATTATGACATTGACGATCAAGAATTATTTATTACCGATCTCCTGAGCCCCTCCGCGACTGTACAACCTGTAATCAATGTGACCAAGGAAGAGGAGGTCTATTATTATCGGGACAGGAGTTTCACCCGCTGGAAAGTTGACTTCGATCCTCCCCCGGTGACTTCGTATCCGTTCTGGGATTACGCCGAAATCTGGGTGAAGATAGGAACCGGGGATTATCGGTTCATGACGAAAGCCACTTCGGACTACATTCTTGACCCCGTCGAAGAGGGCGAAACGTATTACATGAAAATCCGCTCCGTCTCGATTTTCGGAGTGAAAGAGGATTTTGACTCAGCCTATACAGTATCTCAGCATATTTCAGGGACAACAGAGCTTCCGGATGACATGGTTTCGATCGTTGCGACCGCCGCAGGGGACAATGTAAGCGTGTACGGCGATAAAGTATCTAATCCGGATGTTTCGATTTACGAATTGCGTATAGGCGATGCCTGGGCTGGCGGGATCTTCATGGCTTCAAACGAGACTCCAAACTTCCGCCTCACCGGAGTTAAACCCGGTACTTTTACGGTTTGGTGCTCGCCAAAGGACAATAGTGGGAACTATTCAGACACCCCTGTATCTGCTTCCGTGACTGTGTTTTACCCGCCGGGATACTCAGACAAGAATACTTGGTCATGGGATTACAACGGAATAGGTACTCACGATAACACGGAATATGAATTATACGACGGTGATGATTGCTTGAAATGCAGCCATACGGCAGGAGTCTTGACTGGCTCTTGGACGTCTCCTGAATATGATCTTGGATCTGAAAAGACTGTTAGAGTATGGGGTGACTTTTTGACGGTTTTTGTGTCCTCTGCGGTTTCGTGGGAAGGGATTTTTCCAAGTACAACAACGTGGGCCGACAAGACAGACGCTAACACCCGATGGTACGAGCTGACCTCTCCGGATATGGCGGCGTTTCTGAACGCTAAAATTAAATGGGGGACATCTACCGGGGTCTATCCTTTCGAGGCTGACTTCTTTCAGATCCTTTCTCCTGAATTTACGGCACGATATATTCAGGTTGAAATAGAAATAACAGACCCGCAAGCGGACGCAAATCTCTACATCAAAGAATTAAATTGCAAAGCCGCGTATTGGAGCTAATCATGACTATCTTAAAATATAAACTGGATACCGTGACAGAAAGCAAGGGGACATTTACTGCTTATGTCAAGGTCATGGACGGGGAAAAGGTCGTTGAAACGCATTGCGTACCGTACACCGATGCCGACCAATTCAAGGCGACGTTGGCGGCCAGAACCGAAAAAATCAAGAGTGTTTATAGCACGTTAAACGAAAAGAAAGCAGAGGTTGAACAGGCTTTAATGGAAGTGGAAGCCGTTGAACTCGAAGCCATGGAATTTAAGGAGGAAACAAAATGAGCCAAGGTTGCTTAGTAGAGGGCTGTGACAGAAAGCATGAAGCCAATGGCTATTGCGGTAAGCACAATTGTCAGATTAGACGATGTGGAAGAATTTTAGAGAGATCGCTAAAAGACCCGAATGAAGTTATTTTTGAACATGGTTTTTGTAGAATTAGTCTTTATGATTTATCGGGTAATGTGAAAGCTGAGACCATCATTGATGACGAAGATTATCATTTGGTAAGGAATCATAAATGGTCTCTAACCAATGCCGGATATGTCTTTACTCGAATCGGGAAAAAGGCGATAGGTTTATCTTCCTTGGTTCTTGGTGTACACGCAACCCGTCAGTATGTGGTTGACCATAAAGATGGAGACACTCTTAATAATCGTAAATATAACTTACGACAGTGTACTACCCAGCAAAACTTTTTTAATCAGAAGCTCAGAAGTAATAATGTATCAGGATTTAAGGGTGTGCATTGGGATAAGCAATTAGGAAAATGGAGAGCAAGAATAAAAGTGAATTATATAGGTAAACACTTGGGCTGTTTTGTCAATAAAGAAGATGCGGCAGTAGCTTACAATAACGCTGCCTTAAAGAACTATGGCGAATTTGCCAGATTAAATATTATAGATAAGGGGGTATAACCCATGCAAGACTATACTGATAATTGTTTTGCCACCGATCACGCAGTCCAGACCGACATGCAAAATATGGAGAACAACTTTGCGGCGTTGAAATCGGCTTTTTCAGGGGCGACAACTCCGTCTGATACCGTTGCCGGGATGTGGTGGTTTGATACGACGGCAAACATCTTGAAGCTCCGGAACGAGGCAAACAACGATTGGCAGAGTGTATGGGATTTTGCAAACAATAAGCCGGTGATTACTAATCTATCAGCCGAAATAACAGGGGCGATGATAGCAGCAGCCCTCAAAGACCCGGCGGTGGGGACAGCGGGGCTCAGGACGCTCGGGACAGGAGCGTTAACGGCTTGCGCTGGTAATGATGCTAGATTGAGTGATACTAGGACACCTCCCGACAATGGAGTCACACTTGCAAAAATGCAACATGGTTCAATAATGCTTCCGTTCTATATGGATCAGGCCGAGACGGCATATGAATGTGATTTAGATGCTTATACAGTTGTAGCAACTCACCATGTTTATATTCCCACGGATGCAACCTCTCTCAAGATGGCCGCAAGGATCAAGAATGAAAATGCTGAAAGAACTACGTCTGTAATATTTACAATATCTACGGCCTCCTTGGCTGGGACTCGTCTCGCAGCCACCTATGATTGGGTGACATTAACCAAGGATGTATCGGTACTTGATGGGTGGTATGATATGACAGTTTCATGTAAGTGAAGTCAGGCTGGTACTAACGTTACAGCATTTCTACAGGGATACACATTTATATGGGAATAAGGAGAAAACAATGGCAAACAAAAAGATAACTGATCTCGATGCGATTGCGGCGTTGGCTGATGCGGATTTAATCGCAGTGGTTGACGATGTAGCGGGGACAGCCACGACGAAAAAGTCCACTTGGACGACAGTCAAGGCGTTTCTGAAGACTTACTTTGACGGAATTTATGCTGATACAGCTGCTAACGCCGATATCACCTCCCTCTCCGGCCTTACGACAGCTCTCACAGTAGCACAAGGAGGAACGGGGGTAACTACATCAACAGGAACAGGTAAAACAGTCAGAGCGACCTCCCCCACCCTCGTAACCCCCGCCCTCGGCACCCCTGCTTCAGGTGTTTTAACAAATTGCACTGGATTGCCCACATCAGGCTTATCAACTCAAGTCTTTGCGGCTGGTATAGGTATAGGTGGAGCTTCTGCACAAACTGGAGGTGTCGCCTTCCCCGCCACAGCCGTACCAAGTGCTGATGCTAATACGCTGGATGATTATGAGGAGGGGACTTTTCCTCTTACAATAAGTTGCAGTACAAGCGGAACGATTACCTTGAAAGCAGACCATGATACAGGATATTATACTAAAACTGGTCGAGAAGTTAGTATCCATTTTTTCCTTATAGTTGATTCAGTTTCTTCGCCAACAGGTGAAGCAAGGATTAATACTCTTCCATTTACATCCAACGCCGACTCTCAAGCTGCTGGTGGTGGAGGTGTATATTGCAATGCTTTGGAAAATACAGCAATAACATCAATGCAGGTAAGGATTGAAGAAGGCACCACTCGTGTAACTATCTATAGCTTTGCAGCAGGTGAGATGTCTCCAGCAGCGCCGGTCTTTAAAGCGAACTCACGGGTAAGATTAAATATGTCTTATATTATATAGGAGAAATGAAATGAATAAAATACAGAAACGCCACCACTCAATAACCGAAAACGGAAACCTTCAATTAAGAATAATCACCGAATATCAGGATGACGAAGGGAAGGTGCTGGAAAAGAAATACTCCGACCCCATGACCCCTGCCGACACAAAAGACATGACAGGATGGGATGACAAATCAAAAGACATTGTCACGGCGATAACTGACAGCAAAGTCGTAGAGGATTTCACGGCTGAGCATAAAGAACCGACAGGAAAAGGGCTTGAAGAAATCGTAACCTACGACCGAACCCTTGGCGATCTTGGTAGAATATCAGTCAGGCGAATTACCAGAATCTTTGATGACGGTGAAGAGGTAAGTAAAAAGTATCACCGCTCTTGGATAATGCCGGGGCAAGACCCCACTGGAAACGATGTAATTAGTAAGGCTGTAGCTGAAAAGATACACACACCCGAAGTGATAGCGGAATATGATACTAAAATGGCCGAACTTGAAGCAGACGAACAGAAGATAATCTAATATAGGAGACTGGAAATGACTGAAAACATGACTACTCGTATTGACAAACGACTCGATCGAATTGAAAAGGGAATTTATGGCAATGGAAGCGCGGGTCTCTTGGAGCGAATAGTTACATTAGAGGTTAAGTTTTGGATTCTTGTCATTCTGGTTTTGCCAATCTCCGGATGGGCTGTCAAAAACATGGTCTGGGGGTGATGAATGAACAAAGTAGTCTTATCAGAAATGCGTTGTCCTTGTTGCGGGGAGATTATTATTGACGAGGCTTTCTTCGTCAGGCTCAATCTTGCTCGGGATATAGCGGGAGTTCCTTTTGTGATAAATAGTGGGTATCGTTGCCCTCGTCATAATGCAGAAGTTGGCTCTACTTCCAGGAATCACATCGAAGGGAAGGCCGTAGATATCAGGGCATCGGATGGGCCAACTAGGGGTAAGATTCTAAAGGGACTTTACAAGGCCGGATTTGAGAGGATCGGAATCCATAAAACTTTCATCCATGCCGACACGATGGATAAAGTGGAAAGCTGTTGGTTATATTGAGGAGGTGCAAGATGTCGAAATTTCTGAGTGAGCTTGACACAAGATTAAAACATGGCAGCGATACCGTGTGGGTACTGAAATTCCCCCTTATCTATGAGAGTGACATACTGGGATTGATAGATGTTCCTGTCGACTTTGAGACTGATTTCGCCAGTGTCCCAAGGGTTCCGATTATATACTCCATGTGGGGCGCACGTTCTCACCGTGAGGCTGTATTGCATGATTACCTATTTCGCATAGACAGTGTTCCTCAAGCAACCTATTCACAAGCAAACGGCGTGTTCCTGGAGGCAATGGCGGTAAGGAACAAGAAGCGAGTTGTACGATATCCTATGTGGTGGGGAGTTGTACTGGGCGGCTGGACTGCATACCATAAAAAGTATGTGAATGATAAGTTGTAGGCCACCTATGAGGAGATCACAGGGTAGGCTCCTTTTACGTAAAACTCATATATTGGTTCACGATATTATCCAACTCTTCCTTGCTCATTTCCAAATTATAGACATGCTTCAAAAGCACGTTGATTGTCTGATTGTAGAGCTTTTCAAAATCATCTTCTTCCATCTTCGCAAACGATATACTGTCGGCCTCAACCCTTACGCTCTTGTCTAATCTCACAACCGTATGATGATACCCGGCAAGTATAGTTACATCCTTCCTGAATCTATCAAAGATCATTCCCGGCACATCGCAGTTGTCGAAGCCGACATTCAACAGAGCCATGAACTTACGATGGAACGCGGGGTTTCTGACACGCCTAAAATCTGCGCTGATCACAGCCCCCGCTTTGACCTTCTTAGCCCACTCTTCCGTCTCTACGTCAGAGGGCACGAACCCAGCCTGTGTCTTGGTGAGGTAGATGTTCATATCGCCCTCAGCATCCCCTCAGCGTATCTAATGGCCTTCGATTTATCGACATCTCCCCATTCATCCCTTTGCCTTGCTGACGTTAGGAAATTCTCAAGTAACTCTTTACGTGGCAGTGTTGTAGATCTGCACCACGTCCCGAGTCCATTCAAAAAGTTAGTCTCATCTGAAGTCGCCCATCTTACCATTTGTTCTTTTCTCATGTCTTCACCGTCCTATTCAAACAGAACATGGTCACGTCTGCCGATATCTCGTCCCATTTCCCAAGCATACCAGCGGCCATTTCTTTAGTCATCGTGTTTATGTCCGGTTTCGCTAGCCTGTTCTTTTCAACCAACCACCCTTCCAGTCCGTCAAGAGGCAGGCTCAGCTTGTCAAGAAGCACACCTACGGCCTTCTTCTGATCTTCGGTGATAAGGGCAGGGAAGTCCGGTATATCATCTTCGGGGGCTTGTGGGACATCCTGACGAGACTGAGGTGGTTTCTGTTGCTCCGTTCCCTTCGGCACAGCCCACGGAGGAAGAGCAGGGGGGTTCCACTTAAACTGTGTGCCAGTT